GCCGAGGTCGGAATCACGATTCCCACCCAGATTTGCAGGTTCTACTGCGAATATGACGAACAGCGTCAAATGGCAAGTGTTCACCTTCCGCGTCCAGCTTTGCACAATACTCTCGGGCCACCATCGACATGGGGGCCTTCGCAGAATACTGGAGGGAACTAACACCCGGATACTGACATCTTGCCGGTTTAAATTTCTTTCGGTTTTCCTCGTTGATAAACTTGCCACCGTGAGCTGTATAAAACTCATTCGTTGTGATCGAAACAAACGTTTGAGCCTCACGGTAAGAAACGAAATGAGGTTCTTCGCGGTCCCAGTCAGTCTCAAGAGCACTGACCGTACCGATGCTGGACTCGAACATAGTCCAAGCTACTTCATTATCGTTTGCATAACTCTTCCAGTCCGAGGGCTGAGAGGTGACAGACCAACGAGGAATCTTACTCATGGGGACCATCTCTTTTATGAGAGTAGCGAGACGGTTACGCACACTGCCTGGAACAGCACCCATCCTCCCGCTGGAGGGGTGTCCCAGGCCGCCAAGCTCAATAGGCAGCTGCGGCCACCTACCAAGACGACGCGCCTTGGCTCGAACGTCTCGCCACAGGACACGACAAGCACGATCCATTCGTTTCCAAATGAATGTGTCGAAGTGTTTCGTGTCCATTGTCCCTATACCGTCCTTTGCGAGCGACTTAAGCGGAACCGGTTCGAAGCATCGATCTTCCTTGAACTCAGGAAGAACGTACAACTCACAGAAGAGAAGTCCTCTGTGCCCGATAAAGGTCTTCCGCTTATGAAGCCCGCTCCCTATGATAGTCACTCTTCTATCATAGTTATCAACCGATTCAGGCATGCACGCCGCGGCAACGTCGTCTCCGCAGATGACGACGCTCGAGCCCAAGGGCCGTGCACACCAGCCATTAAGGATGGACAAGATAGTGAAGGAACAAGGAGTTCCCATAAGGATCCCACGGACCATGGGAACCAACACACACTTGCCATCGTCAACAACCTCGAATCGCTTGACCGCCCAATCTCTCTTATGAGTTGGCAACTCGACGAGTTTATAGCTAACATAATGCTGCCTATGACCGACGCCAAGCGTATCGGCCATACAATTAACCACGTGGGGGTCCAATCCCGCGCGTCGCAGGCCCCGAAGAACGGCCCGCACAGCATCATGAGCAAACCCGTCTGTCGCCTTGGTCAAATCTGCGGAAACGTAGACCTGACCTCTCTTAAGACCTATCCTGGAAGCACTGGTCTTTGCAGACTCGTCACCTCCGAAGAGGCGAGGATCAGACTTCTTGACAATGTTCCAGGTCAACTGACGACATACATCGCCAGCTGCAAAGAGAGAAGCGGGGGGGACGGTAATAATACGGCACTTATCACCTTGTTCAGCAATACCAGTGGCCGAGTGAACGACTCGATCAACTCCATTCACAAACTGCTCAACGAGTCGCACCGAAGGGAGTGCGAAAGCAGATTGTGTATACAGATGGAGTCCATCGCTGGTATCCTGATCAACAGTGCGCCAAAGCCTACTTGTCAATTTTGTCCTGGGGCCGCGGTCCAATGGAGGATCCACGCCCAAGAAGGCGGGATCCATAGCAAGCTCGTTAACTTGCGCATTGTAACCGCCCCGGGACTTAGGCATTTCGCGTACAGCGTGATTGCTAATAGGTGCCGTAACATGAGAAGATCTCCCAACGAACTTACCACGGGTCAAAGCATAAACGTACTGCTCAATCTGGTCCTGAACCCCTTCAGGGACCGTACGTCTATCCGTGATAAGATCAAGATGGGCTGCCATAGAATTCGCGACTTCGCGTGCATCTGGCTTTGGCAAGGCCCTAGCAAATCTCGTGAAAGCGAGACCGCCAAGGGTATCTTTGTCAACGCACGCGCGGAGCCACCGCTGAATTCTATATGGCACACCAGGAACAAGTGCAGGCTGCACATCCGACAACACGTATGCTCGGATCGAGACCGCGAGGTCTTTCAACACATCGCAAGTCCTATGCACCCCATTACGGGCGAGAGCTCGTTTAGCCCAAGTCCTGGTGGCCCAGCAACCTTTTTGTTGGGAGATACCGAAAGAAATAAAACCAAGAAAGAGGGCTTGCCAAACCGCGACCTCACGGTCACGGATAGCCTTCTTCCTTCTTTGACGCTTACGATCGCCGCGGACAACCTTCTTCTTACCCGTCTTAATTGACGGCGAAGTTGAAGTTAACCCACCAACCGGCAGATACACGAGAACGCTAGGAAGCTTCTTGTGCACAGTGGCTGAAT